AGCGCAGACAGCATTCCTTGGACTCGTTGGTATCCTCCGCCTCCACCTTCTCCGCCGTAATTTCTAACCAGAGTTCCGGTGTTTGCAGTATCAACACCACCACCGTGTCCTCCACCTCCACCTATGCAGATGACATCGAAGTGGCTATACCCTAGATCGATCCAATCCTGGGGAATGAAAGGAACTCCATCCTCAAGGACTTTAGTTATTGGATTTGCCCGTACGATACTTCCGGCGAGTTCAAGTCTCATCGGAAATCCTAAGTACGAGTGTCTAGTACATTGATAGTTACATCGAAGTTTGCCGTGTTAACTGCAGCACCAGTAGAATCGAGAACCTGTACTCTTACTGATCCAGCAGCAGGAGCTTCGAACTTGTAATACTGCCGACCGGAAGCAAGTGGACCTACAGAACCACTGATTACAAATATACGCGAATCGAAGTACATCGTATACTCACCAGTAGCTGTTCGAACCATATGCCATGGCGTTCCATCAGACCACACACCATTGCCAGCAGTAACATCGGTAACCGGATTCATCGTTGTCAAGACCGTTGTACGCTGAATATCTTTTTGCTGAGTCCTCATGCCATTACCTTCAGACTGACTTTGTCTTCGATGCGCAACGTGTCGAAATTGACAAGAAGCATGTCATCGGCCATTCCCTGAACATGATCTCCTGCATTCTTGGGAGAAGGAAGATGGTCATACAGACTCTTGATGTAGAGCTTATTGATATCTGTCATCATCAACGCAGCATCAGTAACGAACACTGTATCGATCTCACCGATGAAGTTACTTGCGCTTGCGAGAGAGGAACCAATGACGAACTTGTTAGCTCCGCCAAGAGAAATAGAACTCAAGGCTGTCGAAGAAGCAACAAGACGTCCATCGACATAGAACTTGCGCTTCAATCCCTCAACCGGAGAATTCTCCTCGACGACTACAACAAAGTGCCATTGTCCATCGGAGATAAACGGACCGGTTACAGGAGTGCCTGCGCCTTGTGCGAAGGTAATGTTTCCGGCTGAAATATACAATCGGGTATCGTTGGTGCCGTTGGTCGTTCCCCAGGTGATAAGATAGAGTGCCGAAGCAGTTCCGTTCGAACACTTGACCCAACAGCCATAAGAAACCGTGGACGTTCCTCCAGGAAGACCAGTATCCGTTGCGGTAAGTCTCTGGGCGCCATTGAGATTGTACGCATTTCCCTTAGTACCATCAACTCCAGCAACAGAGACGGGAACACCGACAACAGCCAGACCAGCACCCGAGTTAGATCCGTCATTTCCGAGTGATCCAGCCGAGAAATTGTATAGACGAAGAGGCGTAGTGGGAAAATCGGTAGGAAGCAACGATGCACCCTTAGCCCCACGAATTACACTCAAAGAGACTCCCGAAGGAGTAGCGGCAAGTGTGTGGGGGATTTTCGCGCAGTAAAAATTGAAGATGTTCTCCGCCGAGAGAATCTCGGACGTCACAAACACCTCATCAATTCGTCCGAAATGTGGCTCTACAGGTGCTGTGCTCAGATCGGCATTGAATCCACCGATGTTGAACGGCTCATTCGAGCCAAATATAAATTCTGCACCGCTTGAACCACGCAATGCACTTGCTTCCAGAATGCCGTCGACATAAAGACTTTGAAGAATGCCATCGAAAACGCCGACGACAAAATGCCAACGATCGTCACAAATTTTCGAGAGGCCATTGATCTCATTCAGAGCAGTGCCAGAAGAGCTAACTCCGAAACTTGCCACGTTCGTATCTCGGATCCTCAGCACATAGCCGATCTGACTTCCTGGACCACGTTTTGAGATGATGTTCTGAAATACACCCTGCTTTGACGTCCGAACCCAGGCGGCAAATGTTCCTACTCTGAGTCGGAATGCATCACCTGATCCTATATCACTGATATACAGAGCGTTTGATCCGTTGAACTGAGCTGCGCTACTATTCATACCGTCAATACCACGAATGAATGTAACAGATCCTCTATCAACAAGCGTATGATTGTTACCGCTCGCATCCGTCAGAACATTCGAGAAATTCCACAAAGCTTCAGGTGCCGATAGACCAATATTCGTGAAATCGGTTAACGTCAGCGTTCGACCTGCACGAATTTGATTCGGCATACCGATATCGAAAATAGCCTGTTGAACAAGAACAGAAAGATCTGATCCAAGAGGTCCTTGAGGACCGGGCGGACCGATTACACTACCCGCATCAATAGTCGACCCATCATGTTTTGTAAGGATCAACTCACCATCGATAACATCACCGTCAATAACCGATGCCGCTTCGATTTCAAGCATACGATCGGCGGTAAGACCAGTAACGGTAGCCATTTCACCTCCTAGCCAGGACTCGTAGATGAGATTGTGTACGTGTCTGGATCCAAATATGTCGTATCTGCGTTATCAATTTGGAAAGTAGTCTCGTCAAGCATCGTAATGTAATTGTCAGCTGCATCGATAGCCGTCCAAGTACCATCTCCGTGATCCACGATGATAAGTTCCTGAAGATAACCGAAATATCCAGCAATTTCAGCCATCGAAGGAAGACGTGGATTAGTTGTCTCGGTTCCAAACAGCTGATCTTCCAAAACTCGCATGACATCAGGAGGTGTCTGTGTTGAATCAATGGAAATATGAACCGTTGGTCTAAAACCTACAAGTTTTGTAGGGGTTCCGCTTAGAGCCCAAGCAAATTCTGTGGCCTGAGCTCCAGAATCTTCAAGAGTATCGAACGAAATAGCATCAGGATTGGCAATGACATTATAGAGAATATGAATTTTATAGCCGAAATCCGGTGATAAATCGCTACCAATCTTTGTTCTGTATACCAAATTAAAGCTGCTGGCTGGCTGATCGTAAATATCAAGGCCAGGAGAGATGCTAGAGAGCCCATTGATCTCGTCGAATTCTTCTGGATACGTAAGTGCCTTGATTTTCCCTTCGAAATCACCCGGAACAAAGTTCTCGAGAAACTTCACACCTTCGAGATAGTACGGTTTTACTTCAGAAGTAGAATCTTCTTCCACTGAAGTAAGACCATTCCAAGGAACCGCCGTTCCATCGTTAAGATAGAGAACTCCTCGATCAATACCCGTCTGATAGATTCGTTCGCCAATTTCATCCCAAGCAAGAGCTGTCATTGTCACCCCCTTTCTAACCTGAAGTACCCAATTGCGCTCTACGTTGAGCGTTGAGTTCTCGATTCCGAGCTGCAATCTCCGATCGACTCATCTTCTTAGGCTTCGATTGCTTGACATTACAGATTCGGATCAAGGTGAACAACCTATTAAGATGCCAGGTCTCACATTCAAATGGGATCTGAAAGACCACCATCCAATAGTAAACGAGTTCGGCTGTGATAACGTCTCGGCTTTTTGGAGCTCCTGGAACTTCGTTAAACCAGGTAGCCGTCATCTTGGCTTCGATGTAATCGTTTATCTCAGTAAAATTCTTCTCTGAAAACTTAGAGAAGACTTGATCTGGAACGTTAGGAGTCAACACCATGCATTTGATATAGTCAAGTACTTCATCGTTTGTTTTATCAGCCTTACCCAGAAAAGGCTTTTCGTGTTTCGACTCCCATTTTGACAGTGAGACCAAAGAATGCTCTAACTCTAAAGTCACATCGTCCTTTGTGGTGAACTCTTGTGACTCATCGTCGAACATCTCGACACCTAGGACTACAATAGTGAGCATTCCTTGGCCTCCCTATCTTAAAATCACGGACCAGCGAACAGTGCGATAACTGCATCCGGAGTCGGAAGCGCAGCTTCGGTAGCACCAGCACCATAGAGAAGATCCTCGAGTGCTGCCAGATCAGCTGAATCCACAACAGTGGAGTCGACCACAATCAGAGAAGTAGGCTTGTAGTCGGTAACCGGAACTGGAGTAGTCGAAATGTCCCAGCTAAACGAGATTGCCTCAGGTGAATCGTTGACAGTGGCATAAGCCTTCTCTGACGGAGCGGCCAGAGCACCATAAAGCAGATGCAGCTTGTAACCGAAGTCCATTCCGTCGACGTCGTTGCCAACCTTTGTCCGGTAGCTCATACCGAACATCTTTCGGATCTGCTGTCCAAGGGCCACGCCAGGCGATGGAAGCTCTGTACCATCACACTGGGCGAACTCCTCCGGGTACGTGAATGCCTCGATAGTGCCGCCGAACTCCTCAGCGGAAACGAGGTTCAGGTACTTGATGTTGTCCGCATACTGCGCGGACGGCTCGGCGCCCGTTGGCGACTCAGTCACTGTCGTGAGACCATTCCAGGCAAAGCCGGTGTTGTACACACCAGACGAGTCTGGGAGATACAGAACACCATGGTCTACACCAGTTTCATATAGCTTGTCGCCAACATCATCCCATGTCAAGGCGGCCATATCCTTCCTTTCACTTAAAAGTAGACGTTATAAACGTCGTGATTTAAATCGTCGGCTGTATAAAACCTGTTAAACAAACTCATCGGCAATGCAGCCACTTTGTCTGGAATTTCACTATCCGGATCTCGATCGATCACTATGATCATGTATCGTTTGGTATGATTATATGGT